GCCATACCTAATTTAGCTTCTTTGATAGTGCTTTTTCTAGTTTTTCCAACTACGTTATCAGCAACTGTCTCAAATACTAATTTTACTTCTTTAACTGTTTCAGCTTTATCGAATGCAGCAATAACGCTTACTTTTTGTGATTCTGTTAGACTATTCGCTTTGAATACTTTATTTACATATAGTAACTTAGCGTTAAGAAGATTTACTTCTTGAAGTTGTCCTTTTAGCTCTTCAATGGTAGTCATAGCTTCTTCTAGTTCACTAGTTTCTTCTAATTCTACTTCTTTCATTGCATCAGACATTTTTCCTAATTCAATATTTTTAACAAAGTCTGCAACTGATTTCCCAGCTTTCTTAGCTTGCTTGCTAATAAAAGACATTGCTTTTAATAAATCATTGTTTTCAGGAGTACGATCGTGCATACTTACTTCTTCCATTTCAGTTTCGTTAGAAACTTCTATTTCTCCTTCGTTATATCTGTTAGCAGCGGCTTTACCGTGCTTTCTTAAACCTGCAGCTAATTTTTCCCCTTGAGGTCCAAAATCTCCAGCTTCTAATTTAGACATTAATTTGTCTAAACCAACAGATGCACCGAATATAGCAGCAACTCCTGCTCCTACTGTAAGTGGATCTACTATTTCTTCAATACCTTCCTCCTCTATAGATAATTCTTCTATAGATTCGTCTTTCTTTTCGTCAGACATTTCAGTAATCTCTCTTAGTAATTCGTCTAAGTCAATTTCTTCTTCGTCTTCCGCTCCTATCATATCTCCTACTGGTAACTCTTCTCCAGGAATTTCTTCCTCTTCTTCAGCTCCCATTTCTTGAGATATAATATCACGAATAAGGTCCTTAAGGTCGTCCACTTCCATGTCCTTTACCTCTACCTCTTCTTCTTCTTCAGCTTCCTCTTCAGATTCTTCTGAATCAATGTCAGCTTCGTCTTCAGCATCTACTACTTCTTCTTCCTCTGTGAAAGTTTCTTCGATTGCTTCGTCTTTTTTGTCTTTGTCCATTCCTTCTTCTACATCTCCTTCGACTTCTTTAACTACTTCTTCGTCTTTAGATGAATCATCCATTTCTTGAAGTTTAGCAGCTAACATGTCTTTAAGATGAGGAGTTAAAGTCTCTTCCAAAGCTTCTTTAGCGTTAGCAATAGCAGCTTCTCTTACAGATTTAGCTTCAGCAATAGCTTGCTTGAATAAATCTTTGTTTGCCATTTCTAATAAAATTTGTGTGTGTTCGTACGATTATTGTAATCGTAATGTGAAGTTTTTTTCTTTATCTAATACAGTATAAGGAACTGTATATTTGTATATAAATATATACGTTTTACAAAAACAAAAAAAACCCTTACATCTCTGTAAAGGTCTTTATATACTAGGTGTTTTATGCTTATGCTCTTAGTATATCGTTAATTATACTATGTACCTTTCCGTACTTGTCTAATTGTTGAGTACCTTCGTTTAAAGATACAGGGTTCATAAAAGCTCCGTGTGTAGATGGATTAGATACAAAGTCCCAACATACTAGTTCAAAATCTGATTGTACTTCTAAGTACCCTTCATTTGTCTGTTGCACTGAACCGGTACCTCTTGAAGAGATTCCTATGGTATGTCCTGCTTTAATTATCTCTTTTACTATATTTCCTGCTGGTGTATTTAGTAACTCTACTCTTCCTATTAAGTCATCGCCGTCCCAATGTAATTCTTTAACTACGTGAGATGCATTCTTTAATGATACTACTGCTGATTCTGGATGATCAAGTTCACCAAAAGCGTTTCCGTTTTTAACAAATTCATCAACATACTTCTTAGCTTCTCTCATTAAGAGATCTTTTTCGTATATCCTGCCGTTTTGATTCTTAGCTCCAGCCCTTTGCATTACTCCTTCAACTTCGAATACTCCGGGTCTTTCCTTAGATTCTCGAAGGATGGATTTAAATGGTGTAACATTTACTAATACATTTGACATATTTATCTCTTTTTAGTATATTTATACTTTTTTCCTTCTGCAGCTATCTTATCTGTAGACTTAACTTGATCAGTTCCAAACTGCCCGCTTCCAGTCTTTTCTGCTCTGTTGTAGGTTATTTTTGCTATGTTGGAAGTTCCTCCTACTTTACTAACGTATATATCTCCTGGATTTACATTACGAATGTTTTTAATTACCCATCCTGTGTCTTTATCTGGTCCGTATTGACCTTCTGGTGTTGAAAAGTAGCTTTTTAGTTTCTCTAAGTCTTTTATTCTCTCTCTATTTACTGCTACTTCAATTCGTTCGAATCCATCAGGAGTTTTAAAGTATGATATTCCTGCTAATTTTGAATTTTTAGCAATTTTCTGAACTGCTTCCATTGGAACTGCACTCTGATTATTAAATAAAGCTGATTGAAAATCCATTGAATCTAATTTCTTTTTTAAATCAGGACCAAATGTTTTTAATTCTTTATTTAAAGCTTCGTTGATCGGAGTAAAAACTGTTTCTTTTTCATCCAACTCTTCTTCTGCTATACCGTCTGTTTCTAATACTTTTACTTTTGGCATTTCTAACCCTCTAGTAAATCCTTTTTCTGTTACAGGTATTAAGTCTTTCTTAAATGCTGATTCTATAGCTGGTGCTAACATAGCACCTACAGCTAATCCTTCTACGTTCTTTATGTCTTTAAAGCTATCGTATACTTTTTGTATTTTTTCTTTAGTCTTTGCGTAAAATGATTCTACTTCTGTTACAACATTTTCTAAACTGTTAACAGCTGTTTGCATTCCTTCGAAATCGTCGTATGAAGTAGCTACTCTAGATAAGTTACCTGTTGCTGCTTCTGAAATCATTTCTTCTTGAAGTACTTTAGTAATTATAGCTTTAAAAGCTTCTTTTATTTCTTGATGTTCTTCGTTAGTACCTTCTAATACTTCTTCTCCTTCCAGTATTTTGCTGTCAACGTAGCTTAGTAAGTCTTTTTTAGCAAAAGGAACCATTGCTGGTTCAGTAGCTGGTCCACTTTTCCATTCATCCCATACTGATATAAGTTGTTTAAGTACCTTATCTAACATAGGTCCCATAGATTCTACATATCCGCCAGTTTCGTAATCATTTTCTGTTACGACTTTACCGCCTTTCATTTTTCTACGTCTACCTTCGTTAACAGAATGTGATGCATAGTCTTGGCTTGCTTCCAGATGATCTTTAAACCCTTTCATAAAACCACCTACAAAACTATCAAAGTTCGGATGATTGAAGATTTTATCGTCTATACTCATTAATGCTTTTTCTCCAGCACTATATCCCAAATCTTCTAGTTTTTGATGATCTGGTCCTCCTATTGCTTCACTCTTTGCTCCTTTAATGGCTTTATCTTTAGCCATCATATAATCATCTCCATCAATGTCTCCATCTCCGTCATGATCTTTACCTTTTTTTTCGTCTACATAGTCGGTATTTACTGATAAAAACTCCTGAAAGTTATCCATTACAGCTTGCATACCTTCTTCAGAACCATCTGCTTGTTCTTCCCATTCTGGATGAGTTCTAAAAAAATCGTCAATAGTTCTGTCGTCGATTATACTAATTCCAGTTTTTGGATTTCTGTAAAAATCTTTAATGTAGTCAGCTACTGCGTCTGTTTGATCGTATTCATTAACTGCATCTTCTGAGAACTTAGCTTTTTTTGCTGCTGCATCTGTTGCAGCCATTTCTCCTTTTTTAATTTTTTCCATAGCAGCCTTCAATGTTTCTACAGAAATATTTAATTTCTTTGCTAAATCTTCTACTTTACCTTCTTTTAGTAAGGTTTTAGCTTCTTTTAGCTCTGCTTTTTTAAGGCCGTTAAAAGTATCTACTTGATTATTCTTTTTAACAGGAACCATTTGATCATGCTTATCTACTTTTTTAGAATCTCCTGATAGAAGGTGTAGGTAGTGGTTAGGATCTTTTTTTAAATTCTTTTCAGCTTTTTGTTTAGCCTTAGCGTAATCTTCTTCTGATACTGTTTCTTGAGACATTAGTCCCATTCCCTCTAGTTCGTAATCTACTCCTCTTTCGATAGTTTCGATAGAGTAACCAGGTTCTGGTTTATCGTAGTGCGGTACTTCTTTTTTTGCAGCTTCGAATAGTACTCCTTTGCTTTTAAGGATACTTACTGTATCTTCATATCCATTAAATGGAGATAGAAATTGAGATAATTCTCTCTTTGCATCTTTAACAAATTGAGACTTAGAGAAGTTCCCCTCTAATATTGCGTTATATTTTTCTTGTATTGTTCTCATCTAGATAGTCAAACATTTTAGTGTTATGTGGTCTTTTTTTTATTTTAGCTACTTTATACCCAAGTTTCTCTGCATACTTAGTTGCATTGTTCTTTTTTCCTTTCTTAGAAAAAGCATTAGGAGTCGCATATTGCGCTCCTGTACCGGGTGTGAAAGAAGCACCACCTGCATTGGTAGCACTTTGTTCATTTAATTCCTGTAATACTTCTTTAATAAGTTCCTTAAGCTCGCTTACTTTCATAGTAACTTTAGTTCCTTAATCAATTCGTAATACTGCATTATGTTTACAAGATGATCATCAGTTACTCTTTTTGTTTTAGCTACTGGTTTGATTGCTTTTGTAATCTCCTGTAGCTTAATAGAAACGATTTCATCTTCTACGGTTGCTTTTATTTTATCGAGTACAGTTTTTAATTTCTTAAATTCCTCATTTACTACGTTTCTTAATCTAGTAGAAGAGTCAACTGAAGTAATAAATTCTTTTAAGATATTTTTCTGTTCTGGAAGTAGTGTACCGTATTTAGAGTTAAATTTCTCTAATAGTATTTTGAATGTAAGAAGTTTTAAGTCTTTATCGTATTTTGAATACTCTTCGATTAATGTATCTCTTACTACTTTTTTGTTTTGTTGCTCTTTAGTTAGGTGTTCTAATATAGTAGTCTTATTATCAACTAGGAAATTAGGATCTATTACATCTGTAACTTTATGAGCTTCCATCAAACAGAACAAAGCTGCTAATGGTTTATAGTCTTTAACAGAAATAGAGAAGAACTCATCTAAGTCGTAACTCTCTTTTATTTCTTTTATTAAACTATATTTTTGTTTTTTAAGTACCTTTTTATCTATAGTGCGAGCTACCTCGATAATAGTCGATACAATAGACTCTGCTTTAGATTGTGATATTGATTTGTTTTTGAGAATAAATTCATACAATTTGAATTCACGTACCAAAGCTGTTCTTCCTGTGAAGTTATTTTTTAAAATGCTTACAGCTGCAGAGTCCTTTTTATCTAAGGTATCTGCTGCAATCTGCTTGACTAGCAATTCAAATATAAGCCCGGTATTTTTATACTTACTGTGTTTAATGCGCATTATTCTATTGTTTTCTTGTACACGAAGTACACCTTACCTTTATAAATAGTAATTAATTATCTAAATCCTTGATTTGTGATTCATCAAGTAACTTATCCTCTTCTTTTTCCTTACTTTCAAAGATAATTTGCTTCTTTTCAGAGAAAATGTCTCTATTTTGATAGAAAAGTGATCTAGCTAGTGTGTTATCTACTTTAGCTGTACCGTCCTGTTCATTAACGTTTTCGTTATCTGAGTCAAATCCGCCTTCCATTCCGTGTTTTCCAAGAGGATCTCTTCCTCCTAGTCCGTCATTTGTTCCATAGTGTGATGCTTTTATCCTTGGTCTACCGCCTTCTGGTCCTATTTTACCTATACCGGGTGTATCATCTTCGTATCCAGGAGGTACTTTACCAAATGGCATACCTTTTTGATCACCCTGTCTACGTCCATATAGTGACGCTAAGTCGTGTGGTGTACCGTAGGACTTACCTGATTTAGCAGGATCGTTTCCTTCGTTTTCTATCTGTGTAATTCTGAATAATCTCTTTTTATCCTCAGTTACTAAGTCTCTCATTTCCATATACTGGTCTTCTGATAAGTTGAAGATATTATCGTATATGTAGTCTGTAGGGAATAGTTTAGTATCTAACATCTGTGATGCTAAATCTACCTTTTCTTTTAATAATGCTACTTTCTCTTGTTCAAAGATTATAGATGGGTTGGTAAGACTAATTTCAAAGTTGGTAAGTGACTCACCTTTAAACCCTTGAGTATACAAATGTACTAGAGCTATCTTAGTTAACTCAGATTCCAGTATTCTCTGTAGTCTTTCTACTGTTCTAGCGAATCTAATGTCTTCTGCTGCTAAGGTTGCTTTACCGTTTAAGTCTCCTTCATAGCCAAAGTATGCTTTAGGTACCTTTAATGCTGCAAACATCTTATCTCTAAGGTATTCTATATCGTTTGTACCGTCGTACTCTAATCCTTTAGTAGTTTCGATTTTTGTTGATGTATCTCCTCCTCTAACCGGTAGGTAGAAGTCTTCCATCATATTCATCATATTGAAACGTAGGTTGTAGTCCCCTGTTTGAGGGTCAACATACGGTGTCTTTTTCATCGTGTTGATAGTCTTTTGCATAAACTGCTCAACTTCGTTAGGAGGTATCTGTCCAACGTTAACATAGAATGTTCTCTTTTCAGGAGCTCTCATGATACGGTGTATTAACATCGCATCTTCCATTAAAGTAAGCTGTTTAAATATCTTTCTAGCTGGTTCGATAAAAGATCTACCATAAGGTAGGTAGTTAGTATCCGATATTAATCTGAAGTGTGCTATCTCGTAGTTGTCAAACTCTACTACCTTTTTGTTACTCTTAGGCATATAGTTAGGATCCTGTGATGAAGCTAATCCATCTGGATCTAATTGGAAAGTTACCTTACCTGGATTCTCTGGGTCAAGTCCTTCCTGTCTAGTCATATGGTAAACAGTATAAGGTAGTACGTTATATACTCCAAATTCTTCTGCAATCTCTAATTTTAGGAAGAAATCACCGTATTTACACATATTTCTAGTCCATGACCATAAATTAAATTCTATATTAAGTACATCGTAGAATAAGTTGTAAAGTACTTTTTGTATATTTTCATCTGAAGATTTAATAGACAGTACCTCTCCCATGTCATTCTTGAGAGTTGCTTCATCTGCTAGTATATCTAGGGTAGAAGCAATTATTGGATCGGTGTCCATTGCTTCGTAATCAGAATACAACTGTATACGTAGTGTCTGGTAATTCAGATTGGGATTAAATATATTCTTATTATTGTAGATGTAGAGTCTTGAGAATCTATCTACTAGAGAATTAGTTTGATACCTACCTGTGGTTTGTATCTGGTTTACGTCGGCAACCTTAAGTTGGTCTCCTCCGATGTTTCTTATTACTACATCGGAAGAAAAAAGTCTACCTAGTCTTTTAAATAGTGAAGTATCTGCCATCTATACAGTTTATTTATAAATATGGTTTATCCAATTAACCAAGAGATATCTTCTTGGCCGTGTTGTGTTTTAACAATATACGGATTATTTCCTTGGGAAGCAACTGTTGATATAACAGCTTGGTTTTTTGCATTAAGGTTTGTAAATGATGATAACTGTGCTCTAGCTAGGTCCATCCCTTGTTGCCGTAGTCTTAATGCAGTATCCCTAACATACAGTGCTGTAGCAAGTGCTATAAGCAAATCATCATTATAATTTGTCTGTGCTTGTGGTTTACCGTTCTTCCATACGAATACTCTCATTTCACCTAAAGTACGTTTAGACTGTATCTTAACAGCTTTCTCACGTACATACTCCATTGCTTTAGCTATTACTAACGGTCTTGTTCTAACCGACATTGTAAAGCCTGGGACTAGTTGGTCTCTTTCGTATTTAGTCATATATGATTCTACAGTGTCCATTTGACTTTTAGCGCTATAGTATAAATTCCTATATTCTCTTTCTAATATCTGTTCTATTGTAGCCCATCCAATATTTGCATTTTCTACTACAAGAAGTGCATCATTATATTCAGCTGCTATAGCTACTAAAACGTTTCCGTAATCTTTAGGAGATAATTTTCCTTTATATTCCCCTACTTGAACGCATGTTTCTATATCAAAAACGTGAAATGCAGAATAATCTTTAGAGTCTCCTCTAGCGACATCTGCTACGACCATATAAGATTTAGAGTAATCTGGCTGTTCCCATATCCATAAATTACCGTCTAACCCTCTTTTTTCTACAGGCTCTTTTAAGTATGTTTGTTCGTAGAAACTTAAATCTTCTGGTTCAAATACTGTATCACCAGATGCTAAGAAATCACAATCACATTCCTGTCCTGCCATCCTAGGTCCTAAGTCTCTATCTTGTTGCTCTCTCCATTCTTCATTTCTTTCTGGATGTACTGTCCAAGGTAACCTTATAGGTAAAAATGAATTATCACCAGATTCTGCTTTATCCCATGTTTGATGAAACCAGTTACCAATTCCGTTAGGAGTTGATAGAGCCATACATTGACCACCGGTTGCTAGTGTTTGTTGTGCTGCAGTAAATGTTTCTGCAATATTATCTATAAACGCTGCTTCATCTATTAAAAGTAACGATACTGCTTCAGATCTTGCAGCATCTGCATTAGATGATTTAGCTGTTATTTTTGAACCGTTTTTAAGTCTAAGTGATAATTTATTCTTTTCTACTGCTGGGAGTTTTAACCACTTAGGTAGTTCATCGTACATAAACATTGTCTTTGTAACAAGGTTTCTTGCAGTTGCTTGTGTAGTTGCTAAAGCTAATACGTTTTTATCTTTCTGGAATAGCATCAACCATAAACTGTAAGCTGCTGCTAAAGTTGAAATACCTAGCTGTCTAGATTTTAAAGTAATGATATACTGTTGGTCTCTAAATAAGTGTAATACTTCTTGTTGAAAAGGGTATAAATTGAAAAGGATCCTACCTCTAGTAGGGTGTTGAATATGGCAGTACTTCTTCATGAAGTACGCCGGATCTTTAGCGCACTTAAGATACTCTTGTGCGATTATTTTCTTTATGTCTTGTGCCATAACTACTTAATTTTTTCGAACTTGCTACCTTTTAGTAAGTACACATTAGAGGCTCGATTGGCTATCGCTTTAGTCATTGCTATTGCTTCGTTATTTAATATACCAAACATTTGCCTGTCTCCTCTATACGCTGCGGTTAAATATGGTTCGTACTCTCCTTTAGGGGTATTAGGGGGTAGTAGTACATGTTCACCTGAAAGCTTGTATTTGTTGCTTCCTTTGTTTTCAAACTCAACCTCCCCTTGAATAATTATATTACAGTTTTCTTTACTGGCTGGACCGCCGTATTCGGGTCCGTATATTAATTTTCTAATTAACTCTTTGTCTTTTATTGAAGAAATGAACCTAGTTTTATTAGGTAATCCTTCTAATTTATTATCAATTAAAAATTGTTTAAGAGCTGTGTTAAAAGTCTCTACTTCGGGGTGACTTGCATACCTAGTATATCCGCTCCATCTTATAAAATCATCTGCAGTTGCTCCTTTTCCTCCTGCTTTTTTGTGAGATATAAACACTACCGGTGTTCCTTTCTCATCAAGAAGGTTAAAATCTGATTTCGGCATACCTGGTTGAGTTTCAGCTCCGCTAATTTTATATTCTCTACTTCCTACTATAACATCTATAGTACCTCCTTCTATTCCTATTAAATTATCTAATTTTTTTTTAAGAATATATAAATTTTCATCTTCTACTACAGTACCGGAACCAGCTCCTTTGCCTCCAAAATCAGGAGTTTTTAACAAATCGTTAAGAGTGATTGAATTTTTTTTACTATCTAAAAAGAAAGGAAAATTATTAACTTTACCTCCTGCTATTTTTTTTATACCTTCTACGTCTCTTTCATTAAATAGAGTAGCGTATTCTTCAGATGCAAAAGTAATTTTTATTTCATTTCCATTAGAACTAAAGAAGGGCTTTCCTGCTTTAACCATATCGTAAAATTTTACTAATCTAGGACCTCCTCTTTTTATTAGTTCTGAGAATTTTAATGCTCTATATCCTTTATCTAGTATTTCTTGAAGGTTAAAACCAAACATAGATTCAAACAAAGCTACATCCTCTTGACTATTAATGTCGGGATATCCTTTAGTAGTCTTATATGACCATTCTAATAAAACTCTGTCTATAATGTTCATTATGCTTCTGGATCTTCTCCTGCTTCGAAATCTATATCTCCTGATGTGTCGGTTGGTTCTTCTGCTCCTCCTGCATCATCAAAAGCTGCATCTTCACCTCCACCTTCTTCACCGGGGAAATCTCCGCCGCCGCCGCCTCCGCCGAAGTCTGCTTCTCCTGCTTCTCCTTCGCCTTCTTCACCTGCTCCTTTGAGAGGTGCTTCTTGGTATAATCTAGCTAGTTTATCTAAAGCTTGTTGGAATTCACTTATGTTACCTAACATATACCTTTTACCTAGTATATGAGCTTGGAAGTTCTTTCCGGTCCATTTTAAAGTAAAGTCTTGTCCGTTTACTAAGTTAACTCTAAATGTTGTTGGTTTAGGAGAAACCCAATCAATTGTATCAACAAACTCTTTAAAATCCTCTGTCATTAATTTAACTAACGTTAATTTAAGAGTAGGAAATTTTTCTAACATTGTATCTGTAGCATCTTCTAATACTGTCTCTTCTGATGCTTTTTCATCTCCAACTGGGTCTTCTGGTGAAGGTTCTTCTGCTTCTCCTAATGGTCGTCCTTCGTCGTCATAAGCTACTCCGTGATCTTCTTCATCATCTTTTTGCATTTGATCAGGATCATAACTTTCTCTAAGAACTTGTATATAAGCTTCTTCGATTAACTTTTTTAAATCTTTTACTTTCATACTATTATTTCTTTTTCTTTTTATACCCTTTATGCCAGTGTTCGTTTTGAGTAATAACTTTTAGTTCATTTACTGGAATATCTTTTACTACTTTTTTATCTTTTTTGAAAACTACGTCGTAATGAGTTACTACATATTTGTTTCCTTCTTTTATTAAAGTATGTTTTTCTGGGATACACATTCCATGACCGTAAGTTTCATGAACTACATGTGCTGCACAATCGTGT